GTCATCCCTCTTCCCCCTCTCTTTCCGCTGCCCGGAGCCGCCTGATTTCGGCTATTAGGTCGGGAATGTGACCCACTGCCTGTTCAAGACACTGTTGTGCCTCTATTCTTTTATCGTATATCTCCAGGGTCAGGGGGGAGTAGGTGGTGTAGGCATTCTCTCTGGCCCACATCTCGCTTATTTCCGCCCTCAAGGTGTTTAGCCTTGAAACCAGTTTCTCTACGGTGGTCAGTTTCTCTTCAGTCACCTTTCTTCCCCCTGATCTCGCCGATGGCCTGCTCCTTGAGCTTGGTTTTCAGTTCCCGGTTCTCAGCCTTCAACTCAGTGTTTATGCTAATTGCGTTATTAAGATACGCATTTATTTTTAGACATTGCTTATACAGCTCGTTGTATCTCTTTCTCTCGCACCTAACAGTCAGGAAGTACAAGATAGACCATGCGGCTGTGAGAATTAAAGTCCAAACTACTGTGAACATTTCTCCCTCCTTCACTTCATCGCCAGCAGCGTTTTGTAGCTCTTTCTGGTGCTGGCGTAGTTGGCATATCTTGAGCGGAAAGCCCTGACTGCCCACACAATCATATCGATGACATATGTTATGGTTACCAGCTCGAACCTGGTTTCAATGTAAATCCCGCCGAACCAGGCACAAACTCCAGTTGTAACTTCTCGACCTCGCCTAACCCTGCGTTTCAGGATTCTAGCCATTCAGTCCTCCTTCACCATAGCCTTGAAGGCTACTTGTGCCATTTTCATTTGCGCGGCATCATAAGGGTCGGCCATCTCGAAGATTTCTGCGAGGGTGTGCCCGAGCTCCTTAATTTCTTCAATGCACTCTCGACAAATACTTTTCAGGTATCCGGGTTTATACTCGGCTTCGGTGTCGTCGAGTAGGATATCTATTTCCCTAACTCTTTCTACTGTCATTCGTCATCCCTCCTTCATCCCGACGCCTATAAACGCGAGTGTGCACCCGGTCCCATATGCAAGTGACCAGCAGAAAACAAACAATAGCGATGCAGCCACCTATAAGTGTCAGGAGTAGTTTCATTACCCTTGACAGTCACACGGCCCCAGATCGGTGTTCAGGTACATCATCATGGCGTGGACCACGGCCACAAACAGATGGTCCTTGACCTTCTGGGTATCTGGAAGCTGGTCGTATGACACCAGACACGGGTGGGTCTTCTTCTCCTCGTCCTTGACTTCTCCGTAGGTCCAACCATGGGCCAGTTTATCCGCTACCCACTCCTCGTGTTGTTTCTCCGGAGTGACACCGAAGTCTGCAGCCGCCTCCACCCCGGCGATACCGGAATCCTGGAGCTCTGGTGACAGGTCGTGCCACATCGGAGGGCGCTTGCCCTCCACGAAACCTACGTAGGCGCTGTTAACCTCGTGGCATATCTTCGCTATGTCCCTAGCAGTTATCAGTTTTCCCACTTTTTTTGCCTCCTTCTGCTTGTAAGAACCTCTTGTTTTATTTCGTCTTTTACCACGTAGTACTGCCTGTTGGCTGCCGACGCGATAGAGTCCGCGTACTGGAGCCGTCTTTCTTGCTCTTCCGTGAGTTTTCCTTTTTTCAGCACTATGAAAAACTTGACCGTTTTGTATATGAAATTCCCGGTATGGTAGATAACATCAATCAAACCTATGCAGAAGATGATGACTATACCGCTAAACACCAGATCGTCAATCACGCTCCACCTCCTTTTCCGGAACAATTGTGTAGCTGGTTGAAACCGGTAGGGTTCGCACCGTCGTTGTCGCATTTTTGGCGTAGTGTTGACAATAGGCTTCCACCCCACTATTTAAGTACCTGCTGTAGTCCGGTATATAAACATATATGCCTTTCATCTCCACATCCCCTTTCCCCGGGGTCTGGGCGCCGCGGGGTACAGTCGCAGCCGTCTGTTGTCAGTAACCACCTCGACACCTTCTATAAGACCGTTCCGGACATAATAAACTGCCGCGTGCATCGCGTTTTCAGGCTTCCGATACGGGGCCAACGTTTTCAACCTATCTACCATTTCTTTCGGAGTGATGCCGGGATTGGCGGCCACAACTCTCTGGACATCGGCCTTCCACTCTTTCCAGGGAGTCCAGTTGTTACCGGGTTTCGAGCCTGCCCGGTTCTTCTTCATTTTTGGGTGCAGGCCCTTTAGGGACTCTTTAAGCACGAAGTCGAAGATGTCCCTGTTCAGCTTAGGCCCACGCGCTTCAATGACTTTCTGTTTCTCGTCGACCATGAGGACCCCGATCCCGTAGCGCTCCAGGACTGCCCGCACCGCGAGGCTTTTTATTTCAGGATAGGGTTTGGTCGCGGGAATCCCTATGGAGATGTAGTGCGCCCGGGCATACCTTTTAACTGCCTGGTCTAGCAGTTGCAGCGATAGGGTTTTCTTGAGTTCGATGATCCACACCCTGTTGTTGAGAACGGCAAAAATGTCGGCTATGCCCCCGTAGACCGGGACTTCCTGGTAAACGTCCCAATGGAAGGCTGCCAGGTATTCGATTATCGGGGCGGCCAGTTCGGTCTCTTTCATTTTTTATCCCGGAACTTCGAGGCTACCCTTCTTTTCATGTTCAGCAGCGCCACAATGTCTGGATCCATGTACAGGTCTATGCGGTTGTCCTGGCTGCCCGGGATGTGGGTAGTCAACACCAGGAACTCGTCCGGATCGTGGCCGCACTCCTTGACACCGATAATATCCTCGATAGGAGTGAGTTCCGACACCTGCGCCTGCCGGGTCAGGAAGTGTGCGAAGCGCGCCCCATCGAACATCACTCCCTTCGGCAACCGTGAATAGTCCAGGGAGTCTCCCTTCCATAGGAAGCGGCGCAACAGTTTCCGTAGTTCGGGTCTATGTGTGAATATGACTTCCTGTTCCCCTTCCATCGCCAGGCCACCGAACACCCGGCTGTTGAAATTCACGAAGAAATAGTTCTCCGGAAAACCTATAATCATGGTGGCCCCTATCTTACTCGCATCCACCAGGGTGATGTTGCTGTCCGGGTCCATGGGGAAGTGGAAGACGCCTATGTCCGGCAGGGCCAGGTCGTTATACACCCTTTCCATGAGTATGTTGTGCAGCGTCTTCGAAGCCAGCCACAAATTGTCGTCTCCGGTGGTGTTCCACAACGTGGTAAACACCTTATTTGCCAGGTCTCCGCAATACTTGTGTGCCATACCCAACACCATGTCGATGTTGTCTTTCGTGGGGCGGCAGTGCAGTTGAAAATAATCCTGTTCCCCGTCGAAACCTTTTACGGCCATGTCCAGGTTCAGAAGTTCCTTAAAGAACTCGTCCATCATCTCACCTCCGTAAACTTTCCCGTAGTTCTTTTTTCTTCTGTTTTCTGTCTTTACGCATATTGGCCTGGCGCTTGGACCGTTGCCGTCGCAAGTTATCCTTCAACACGAAAAGCCGGTACTTTTCATCGCTTACCGCAGTTTTGGCCCGGGCGATGTTTCCCCGGTACTGCCAGTATTCCTTTTCCTCCTCCGGGGTCAGTCCCCGGAGGCTGAAAAAATCGATACGCCAGATAAGGGCCAGCAGGGCCCAGTAGCAGAAATAGACAAGCAACCCCACCAGGAAAATGCAGATACCTATGCCTACAATTTCTATAAGGTGCACCATCATTTCCAGCAGGGTCATTTCGTGCCCACCTCCTTTTCCGCCACCTTGCGAAAATACTCCGCTGCACACTCCGCGCAGCAGAAGGCGGGGTCTCGCAACGGCGAGTACTTGCCATAAGTGCTGGCATGTATAAAATTCATGCCGGTTATGGGAGTCTTGCAGTTATCGCAAACAGTCATCGCTCCTCCTTCTTCGCCCACGCCCTATACATATCAGAATAGCTTTTTGGCATTATCTTCAGATCCACCGACAGGGAGGTCGCCATCCGCTGTTCGTACATCTTCGACATCGATATGCAGTGGTTCGACCATTTGTCCATCCTACTGTCCCACTCCCCGGTATTAAGCATCCGGATGAACTCAAGGGGGGTCATGTCGAAGATATTGAAAAACTCCTCGTCGTCGGTGACCATTACAAGATCTATGTCCCCCGGGACAGGGGAAGTCAACACACTTCCTACCAGGTGTACTTCGTATTCACTCATTGCGCCTCACCCTCCCTGGGTGACACGGAAGTGTTCCCACATCAGCAGGGGCAGAGTGGATGTCAGCAGTGCGTTCAGAAGTTCTTTAGCCTCCTCTTCAGAGGGACATGCACTTTCAATAAGAATGCCATCAGGAGCATCAGGCATTTCTCCTCGGATTTGGCAGTGACTGTTGTTATCAACTGTTCTAAGGACAACGAAATGATCTAGGTTGTAATACCTACCGGCCGAGTTTCTATACCACATCGCAAACCTCCTTTTCAGCTCTTTACCGTTATTATCGGACGCAGGCGCTTCAGGATTCGGATGTACCCCATCTCCACGAGGGCGTCCATGTCGGCGTCGATTGTTTTATAGGCATCAGGGGCCTCGTCCAACACCGGCCCCTTGCTCAACACGTTTATTCCCTTAAGCGCCTCCGCTTCGTTGAGGGTTTTTCTGGCCTCGCTGCGACTCATTCTTCTACCGGCGCCATGGTTTATCCCGTTGAAGAGCGGAGCGGTGTTGACCGATTCCACTATCAGGGAGCCGTCTCTCATGGACAACGGCACTATCGCCTTTTCGCCGTTTCTTATGTAACTGGCTCCCTTGTAGTGGTCTACCGTAGCCCTGTTCACCACGATCGTGTTGTGGTAGGTCCTTATGATCTCGCCCTTTCGGGATATCGGGAACGTGGCGATTATCGAGTACAGAATATCGGAGGAGTTCAGCTGCGCCCGTTCTTGCGCTATTTCAAAACCGTGGTGCAGGTTTTCGAACAGGCGGCTATGGATCGGAACTCCGGCGAGCCCCAGCGCCTTGAGTTCTTTCGCTATGTTGCGATACGTGTTCGCACCGGTGCTGCGGGAACCGGTGTGCAGGACGAAGTAGTACTGATCTTCCTCGTCCTGCGCGATCTCGAAAAAGTGGTTCCCCCCGCCGATGCTGGGCATTTCGGTGCCGGTAAAGGTCCTGAACACATACTCGGCTATGCCCGGAACGTATGCGTTTATATTCCCCTTCAGGGGCAGGGCCGCCACGTTGCACCCTATGTCCGGGCCGATGAGGTCGTAGTACGCCATCCCGGCGGTCCTGGTAACGTGGCCGACGGGGATCTCCCCGGCGTGGAGGTCGGGGAAGGCCATGGCGAACTTGTACCCTGGGCGTTTCGACAGTTCGAAGAGCTGCGCCACCGCTTTCCAGTCCGGCGACCAGCCATGAATCTTCATAACCGGCTTCTCGGCCGGGTAGTTCAGGACAAATCCCTGCATAACAGCTCCTTTCAGGTTAAACGGAAACCTTCGTGCCCCGTTTTTTCGTCACGGTTCTCGCGGCATATGGCTGTTTTATGAGGCGCTTCATGTCTACATAGATGGCGTCCGGGGTTACAGTCAGATACCCTCTGTACTTGTGCTCGCCGGAGGGGATCCCCAGGCGCCTGCGCACTTCCTTACGCGTGTAGGCGTCTATGTTGGCATAACACGCACCACTCTGTATCTGCATCTTCATCGGCCTGTACCTGGAGTGTTTAAGTTTCTCCGGGCTGTTGGTCAATACCAGGTAGTCGCCCTGAAGGTACGCCACAAACCTGTCCCACGTACCCGCGGTGTTGCCCGGTGCGGTGACCTCGTTCAGGTACACGTACATGCAGGTATCCTTTCCAGCCAGCAGAAAGCCGTAGGGCTCGTCCCCCGATATGAATTCAGCTGCCGCTTCCGCCTCGTAGTTCTGGTACTCCTCCAGGAACCTGCCCGCGGGATTGGACGCCTGCACCTCACTCTCCTGTTCCTGATTGTCAGGAACGCTATCCACCGTTCCGGTAACGGGTGCCGTGACCGAGGCCTGCGCCTCGAACATCGGGAGCTGGTCATCTACCAGTGCATCGCCCCACCCGGCCTTCAGGCAGGCCTCCGACAGGAAATCCGTGGGGGACACCTGCAATACCGGGAGATGGGGTGCTACTTTCTTCAGTGCTTCGGAGATCTCATCTTGCGTGACCAACAACGTGGCTGCCGCATCGGAAATCTTTTGTAGCTTTTCGCTGATACTCATTACGCATCCTCCTTTTTGTTGAGTACTTCCCCGGATTCGGGGTCGAACAGGGGCAGTACACCTATAGGCACCCAGAAACTGTTGCCAACGAGGTGCCGGTGGGTTATGGTGCTACCCACTACAAACAGGCATCCGTTGTGTGCGCTGTCGATCAGGGTGCTACAAGACTCTTTCCCATCGGAAAGCATGAACCCGCGTTTAGTGGGAACGACCTGTCCGTAGGCCCACAGGGCTTCGGTGTAGGTGGCTTCCCACTGCTTACCCTTCGCTATGTTCATGGCATAGCACACCACGTCATTCTCGAAAACCATGACGCCGTTAGCGTCGGTAATCCCGGTGCATAGACATATCCGGTCCTCCGGTACCCGGAGCTTTATGTACTCCGGTCGATTAATGGGGTCTTCCTCTCCTTCTACCCATAGATCGTAGTACTTTATCGGGTCTGGCCGGGCCGTTACTGGCTCCATTCGTGCCTGTATTACGTTATACGGTTTCCCGTCCCATCCCCACACTCGCATAACAGGTACCATGAACACACCTCCAATAAGAAAGGCCCCGAAGGGCCTTCTCTGTAGATACTACCATTTTTGACTATTGTGTTGCAGACCGCGATCAGAATACCGGTTGTCCATCCTCCACGGTCACTACATACAGATTCTTCAGCGCGTCTCCTATTTCGCGCAGTTCCATGGAATCGGTGTAGTCTTTATACCCGGTGTATATCACGTCACCCTTTTGGACGAGTCGTTTCACCTCTTCCCTTACCTTTCTCTCGCTGGTGGAAGCCAGATGTACGCTGCAGCTACCTGGACTTCCATACATGTCGCAGAAAAACAGGATGTGTATCTTCTTGCCCACTGTATCACCTCTCAAGTTATCAGCAACTCCTGGTATATAGGTTGTTTGGATTATTTCTACTGCAACCATAGAAATTGCGCCAGGGGACACCCTGTTTTAACAGAATGAGAACTGGCGCTCTACCCTCCTTTTTCCTAAATACGTGTTGCGATGGTAGTTACCTACCTGTTCTCGGCTAATCGCCGGTCAAGTCCACCTCGCTAATGTTATCGGGCGGTTTAATGTGAACGACACCGGTTTAGACCCTCAACCTGTTTAACCGTCCACCGCAGGGTCCGGAGCTGGTGACGTCACCCCGGAGTGCCTATGTATTCACCCGTAACGTAGTGCCCAAAACACTTAAGCTGGTCAACCCGAGCTACTAGCTCACGGCTTTAGCCGTGGGTCGTTGACACAACCTCCTTTACTGCGCTCTATGCACAAAAAACAGCCCGGGCCAGCCGACAACCCGGGGTTGGCTTCTTACACTTCGTCTATGGAAATGTCTACATAAGTGAACTCGTCGCAGATAGTGCTGTATATCAGCAGCCAGTCACTGCGGAACAGGAACTTCAACAGTCTCTCCAGGCCGTACAGCTCCCCGGAAGCGATGAATTTCTCCCGCAGCTCCGTAGCCCTATGGTCTGGAACTCCGGGTGTCGGCAGCACGGGGGAAGGGTCCACTTGCAGCAGCTGCAGGACCCTGTCTTCGAAAAAGGGGGCGTCCTCTACGGACCGTAGGTATCTGTCCAGAAAGTCCGTGTCTATCCCCCTGGTTTTGGCCGCGGCGTACAGGGTTGATTTAATCCGTCGCAGGCGCCCCAACAGACAATAGCCGTGGGGGTCGTTATTCTTGTTTCTGGCGTGTTCTAACAATCTTTCCGTCAACACACTCACTCACACTTCACACTCCATGTCTCGAATTTCGGCTGTTTATATTTAGTTGTTCCTCTACCCACTCTCTGGTCTTCGGGGCGAGAGTTACCCTGTCCCTGGTTTTAAGGTAAAACTCACGAACATCGTCCTTTCCGGTGATTGCCCTGCCGGCGCCCTTCCAGTCGGCCAGCATTTCCTTCCTGTATTTCAGGGGCATGTCCATGACAACCACACCACCGGTGTCCTTCCATAGAATCCAGTACTGCCAGTGGTGTCTGTTGCGGTTCTGGTGCTTGAGCCAGGCTCTATCGTACTGGAGGATCCATTCTGGGCGAGAGTCGTTTTTCATATAGAAGTGCCGCAGATACGGAAACCATTCGTCCGGCAGGAACTTACTCAAATCGTGCACCAGCCCTAGCCACGGGATGCCTAGCTTACAACACTCTATAAACACGAACCAACGGTGCCGGGTAAGGTATTTCAAGTAGAGAAAAGTACACTTCAGATAGCTGAAAAAGGTTGTCATAACTCGTGGGGGATTCTCATTACTCGCCCGAAGCTGTCTTCAATTAAGTTAACTAGGAATTTTCCATATATTTTTGGCCGATCTTCTTGTGTGCGCTCCATCAGGGCCTGGACATCCTTCTGCAAATCCCTGACCTCTTTCGGTGCCTCCGGCAGCCACCAGAGGATGCCGTAGAAAGACGGATCCTCCTTGCACCGAAACTGTACATGCTGTTCGCTGCCGTTGCGAGGCAACTCCTTAAGTGACAAGGTAAGATCCTCTTCCCGCAGCCCCTTGCGCGCACGGCTTACGAACTCCTGGACGGCTGCATACCCTTCTTTTATTGCTTCCGGATTCCTGTTGTCCGTAGCAGTTGACACTACACTGACATACCTTCCGTAGTAGTGTAGAAGGGCCACATAGGTGGTACGGGCGTAGTCGCCGTGTAAACGGCTTTCCAGGTATTCCGCGACCTTGACCGGGTAGTCTGCCTGTATATCTTCAGTCATCATCGCTCCTCCTTATTTGTGCAAAACATATCCCTGTCAGTTGTATAACCAATACCACCAAAAACACCGGCCACAAACCCATTAACAACGGGATACGGTTACAGTTGTTCCAGGGCCTTCGGGTCACCAGCGTGTCCCGGAAACACAACAGAACCAGGGCCATAACCAACACGCCGAAGGCATAGACGATGATAACGCCGCTAATATAAGTTATAACGATGTGGAGCTCCATCTCCCTCCCCCTCCTTTCAACTTTTAGCTGGTTGCGTGTTTGCACGTGAAACCCCGTACCTCCAGCCATCGTTTCTCTGGAGGAATTTTATGCATAGAAACAGCGTCAGGAAATCTCAATGCCGCCTCCCCACTCTCCCCCCGCTGTCCAGAAGCAGGATCTCGGGGAAATCGTCGTCGTCGAACTCATCGCTACCGTTCGGGTAACCGGGCTGCCCCGGGTAGGCCTTCTTCCTGCCCGCGGCCACCGACACGTACTCCTCCGCGAAAGCCTCACACCTGTCCAGCAGCCCGGCCCCTGGTTTTCCATCGAACTTGTTTTCCGGCATACAAACCTCCTACCTCTTCTTGTATTTTTTGAGCCTATCCTTTATAGCTCCGATAACGGCCGTAACGGCGTCCCGCCTCACCCCGTCGGTGGCCTGTCCCACCACGCTCCTTTTGGCCTCCAGGACTTTCCAGATGTCCTCGTCCACCGTGTCGGCTCCCAGGAGATACCAGACGTTCAGGGCGTGCTTCAGCCCTATGCGGTGGCCCCTGTCTTCGGCCTGGTCCATGTCGGCCGGTGTCCAGCCGAGTTCTATGAAGGCGATGTGGGAGGCCTCCGTTAAGTTTAGCCCCACGCCCGCGGCCTTAATCGACAGGATCAGGAGCCGGCAGTTCGGGTCTTTCTGAAAGCTGTCCACGTAGGCCTGCCGCTGCGGGATAGGAGTCTCCCCGTTCAGGTATGGTGCGCCGAAGCGCTCGGACAGGATGTAGCCGGCCTCGCGGTGCCAGACAAAAACCAGCATCTTTTCATCGTTCTCCAGCACACTCTCCATCCATTCGCACACGAACGGCATCTTCAGTTTCATGGTCTCCTGCTTCAGCGCCTCGATCTCGGTGAGCTGCATGGAGAATTTCATGAGTTCGCTGCTCTTGTCATCACTAATGGTCGGCAGCTTCTCGATCTCGAACAGTTTCAGGGCCGCAGCGGTTTCCAGGTCCCGGTAAGTCTTCCCGTCCAGCTCTATCGGGATGACGGCCCTCCTCTTTTCCGGGAGCTCCGTGAGGACGTCCTCCTTCTTCCTGCGTACATAGCAGGTGGCCCTCAACTTCTCGTTCAGCTCGTCCAGGTTCTTCGCGCCGGTGTACAGTACCGTGGGGATTTCCGCCGCCGTCTCCTTCTGGGTCCGGACATTACGCTTCCGGATCGCCTGCCTCATGTAATCGGGCATGGGCACGGTGCAGTACCTGTCGGTGAACTTTTTCCACCCTCCCAGGTCCTGCAACCTGTCCAGTATCTGGAGTTGTGGCACCAGTTCTATCGGCCGGTTGAGGACCGGCGTGCCTGTTAGGGCCAGTCTATACGGAATACCGGACACCAGCTCCTTTACAGCCTTAGTCCGGGTAGCCTTTCCGTTCTTTACATAGTGGGACTCGTCTATCACCACGGCCTGCGGTTCCAGGGCCTTGAGTGCATCCTGCTTTTTACCCACGATCTCGTAGTTTAATACCACGATGTCCGTAGCGGGGCAGGTCTCGCGCGTCTTCAGTTTCTTCGTGGACCATACCGACACGGTCTTCCCCGGCAGTGCCTTCTCGATCTCCCGTTTCCAGTTCAGTTTCAGGGAGGATGGACAGACCACTATGGCTGGAAAGGCCTGTAGTTCATGCAGGAACGCCAGGGCCTGGACGGTCTTCCCCAGCCCCATGGCG